CAAACAGCGATGCTCTTAATCCAAACATATTAGACATAAATCCCTCTATTCCAGTTCCACCTCCTTTGAGTATGGGTCAAAGAAGAAAACTTATTCGAGCTGGTAATTATGAGTTGCTTAAACCTAATGAAATTTACGACTCAAAAACAGATCAACTTTATACGGCTGATGACGATTTTGTTAATAATTTAACTCTTAAAGGTTTTAACTTGTATACGATTATGGGGGACGATACCCTCATAAAAGGTAAGCTTGTTAAAAATCAATTAGATAAATTTAGAAAATTTGATGAACCTTTTTATGATGTTAACCCAAGCAGAATTGGTCTTACAGAACCTAGAGATTTAGGAACAGGTGTAATTGATATGGGATTGGGTGCTTTAAGATTTTTAGAACCGTACGCAAGAACGCTTACAGGAACTCTTGGAGAACTAACAGGTAATCTGGGGGGAACTCTAGATCTTAAATCGGCTGATGATGATGTCAAACTAGGAATAAGTGGTTTGAGAATGAAAGACGATACTGGACTCATTCCTTCTAGAGAAGACAGAGCTAGATATTCTTTAAGTAAAATTGCTTCGCCAGCATCAGATATTGAAATTAATCAAAGAGCTTTAGCGGATGCAAAAGCAAGAGGGTTTGTTCCTCCCGAAACAAGTATTGATGATGCAAAATTACCAGCATCATTTGATAGGGATGAAGATACTGTTATAAACAGAATACTAAAACTTATTGATCCAAACGCATTAACATCTGATTTAGATAAATTAGAAGAAGATAAACCTGTAGGATTTTTAGAAGAATACAATAGAAAACAAGCTGAAAAAGCTAAAAAAGAAGGTACTACGCCTGAAGAACCAAGTGTAGATGAGCCTGGTAAACTAGACGGAGATGGTAAAGAAGTTTTAACAGGTGGTGATGAAGAAAGGGTTGGAGGGAAAGCTTTAGCAGATGTAATGAACCAAGCAACAGAATTTACAAGTGGCTCGCCTACACCTTCACCGACTCCTGCACCGACTCCTGCGCCTACAGGCGGAACTACAGAAACGATTACAACAAAATCAACCACACCCACTACATTACCAAAAGAAGGTATGGATATGGGGGCTTCTTTAGCAGATATATTCCAAAAAATTAGTGCAGTTCCTAATGTTAAAAATACATTAGATCTATTACAAGGTGGAGCTCAAACTTTATCAGCACTTAATTTGGCAGAAGAGGCTAAAGAAAAAGCAGATACAAGAGCATATCAAACAGCTATTGCTAAAGAAATAGCAAAAGCGAAAGCCGATCTAAACAAACCATTAAGTCTTAGGGAAAAAAACACTCTTACAGATAGATCTTTAGAAGTTGATCAAGCTGTTACTGATTTTAAAAACACATCTCAAAACTTAGCTCTTATTGATCGATTAATAGAATTAACCAACGATCCTGAAATTAAAGGTTGGAGAGGTTTTGTAGGAAAATTAACAACTCAAGTTGATGCTTTCTTAGCTGCGGCAAATGAAACTCCAGAATCGTTTGATAAATTACCTCCAAGAGTTCAGTTTGAAAAACTAATGACGGTTGTATCTCAGAAAAACATTAAAGACATATTAAATGAAACTGGTAAAACCATTTCTAATATTGATAGAGATATTGTTGATAGAATTATGGGTAAAATTACCGTCTTTACCAATCCAGCAGAAACATTAAAATCATTACAACTTGCTCGAGAAGACTCTTTGAAAAACTTAGAGTCATACAGAAATAAAGGCAGAACTCTTTTGGGACTTTTGAAAGAGTACGATAAAGTGCCAGGGTCTGCTCAAACAGAAACAGATGTATTAGAGCAATTAATAAACTTTGACAGAAAAACTTACAGATCAAACTTAACTAATGAAAACTTTACATCTGGCGCTGGTGTATCTTATGCAGGTGCTCCAGTTTATAACTTGTCTGGTCAAAAAATATCTGACTAATGCCTAGATATAATATTGAAATTACGCCAGGCAACATTCAAGGTGTTGAAGCTAACTCTCCAGAAGACGCTGTTAAGATTGTAAAATCTAGTTTAGCTGAAACTGTAGCTGCGCCTTATGTAGATAAAATAATGTTTGACTACGATAGTGGTGTTCCAGACAAACAGTTAAGAAGATTGTTAGCTAGAGCTGAAATACTTCCTAGTAGAAAAAACCCTTTTGAAGAATTTGATAGAGTGCTTGATGGTTATCAAGGTAATATTTTAAACGGTCATTATGTTAGAAACTCTAAAGGCCAACTTGCAATTACACCAGAGGGAATGGAAGCATTAGGATATGGCGATAGGGTTAAAAGTGTTGAGCTTTCTAATGGTGATGTTATTCCCCAACATACAATTATTGATGAAAGATCTTTTAATTTAAAAACAGGGGATCTTTCAGACATGACAGGAGCCCTCGGACCAGTTCTAGGGGCTGTAATTGGTATGGATCCTCGAGTAAGAGGTGTTCTTGGTTTAACTAGACTTTTGGGTGGAAGACCAAGAATGGAAAGAATGTTGGCTGCAGCATTTGGCAGTATGTTTGGTGAAGGTACTGAAGAATTTGCAGATGCCTTACAAGGATTTAATTTAAAAACCACAACAGAGGAAGCCACAAACTTAGGTAATGAGTTTTTATTTGGTTTTGCAGGACAAGGCTTGGGTGAAGCTTTTGGTGCTGGGTATAAATTGCTTTTAGGAAAAAGAGGCACAACCGATCTTAGACAATACAATCAAATAGTAAATGGTAGGTCTTGGAGCGATATTAGAAAACTAGATCAAAGTTATGGCAGAGAAGCAACTGAAAAAGAAATACGCAAAGCTGTAAAAGAAGGCAAAGTAAAGATACATGCGTTTAAAGGTGTTCCTTCGCAAACAGCTTTAACAAGACCTTTGGTTGGTAGAAGTCAGGCTGTAGCAGAACAAGTTTTGGGCAGTAAGAGAGATAAAATGACAGGCGGTTATCTGTACGAAGAGCTTGACTATATGTTAAAAGATATTGGTTTAGAAAGAGCTTCTTTACAAAGCTATTTAAGCGAAGCAACCAAAGAAGGTCTTGATGCTCAAGTTAGAGGCAAGTTAACAAAATTAGTAGAAGCCGAAGATAAAGTTACAAAAGACTTAGAAAAGTTATTTAATAACATGAGCGAAGACATACTTGATATAAATCTATATGGTGATGCTCCCGCAAGTCAAGCAGTTGCTGGTCAAATTAGAAACGTGTTACAACAAGCTGACGATTTTATTAGCAAATCTGCTAACGAAAGATATAGAGCAGTTGATGAAGTTTTTAGGACGTTACACCCTAGAATAGATAATTTAATACAAGCAAACATTAAACAACACAGGATTCCTGAAATAGAAAGAATGATTGCTGACTTTAAAGAAACAACCAATATACCTCTAGGCTCTTCGCTTAAAACTCAAGCCGAAAAAGAAAGTTCGCAAGAAGCTATCAGAGTTATTGAACCTATGATCAAAATGATGAAAAGTAGAGATCGAATAACTTTACAACAAATAAGAAACGATCATTCTCAGTTAAGAAAACTTTTAGAAGAAAAGGGAATTGATACTTACACATCAACTTTAGTAAGAAAAATTATTAAAAAATTAGATAATGGAGGAGCTGGTACAGATCCAAAATACTACGATAGTATTATGACTGATTTCCAGGATCCTAAAAAATTTATGGCTAAGTTAAATCCTGCTACTGGTAGACCTTGGGCAGATGATATTCTTAATCCAGATGGCTCTCTTAATACATCTGCTAGATCTAGTAATGTAGCAAGAGAAAACCCTGACTTTAATAAAGAAGCATTTGATGCAGATGAAATAGTTGCGTCTTCTAATGGAGATATAAAAATGCTTGTTGATAATGCAGGCAACCCGCATTATGTCAGCATGATGGATGAAGCTTTAAGAACAAAACCAACAAGGCTTGAGTTGGAACGTTTAGATACTGCTGTAAAAGGACTAAGAGAAGCTAATGAAACTTTTGCAAAAAGAATGGAAGTTTATGATAGCAGCAAAATGAAACAAATAGTTCATAGTGGAAAGGTTCTTAATTCTTGGGACGAGTATCAAATTTATGATAGAGCAATTTTAGGTGGTACCGATAAAGATTTATCTAACATTTTTAGAGCAGCTAGAGAATATGATGGTTATAAAAATGAAATATTAAAATCTGGAGAAAGAGCATCTGATACAGAAGGAATGTTAAGAAGAAACCTTCAAAGAAGAATGTTTCAAGACGCTTTTCAAGAAGCCACTCAAGACGGCACTCAAGCGTTAGACTTTAGTGCTTTTGCAAGATCTTTTAACAAGTTTAAAAATAAATATCCAAATAAACTAGAGGTATTATTTAATGGTAAAGGTCAAGTTGTTTTAGACACCTTAAACCAAATTAATAAATTAAATCCAAGATTAAAACCTATGGATGTTTATAAAGAAATAAACAAGATGAAGTTAAGTGGTAGAGGTTTAGCAGAATCACAACCAGGTTTAAATTTTATAAGAGGTCTTAGAGAACAAGCAGAAGCGTCTGCCGAAACATTAAGATTTGAATCTAATAGAGCAATAGCAGACTTACCTAATGTTAGTTTAGATGAAACTGTTACTAAAATTTTTAGACCAGGTAACGCTTCTAATATTAATTTATTAAAAGAAACAGTTAGCCCAGAAGTATTTAAGAGTGTGCAAAATTCTGCTATGGCCAAGCTCCTTAAAAAATCTGTTGATCAAGGCGGTAATGGAAAAATTACAGATCTATTTAAACCAGCTCAGTTAAAGTCTGTTTTAGATAGTTATGGTGATCCTTCTCTTCAAGCTATGTTTGGCAAGGATGTTGCTCAAGGATTAAGATCATTTCAAAAATCTATTGATGTTATGACATTTGGAGAAGTTGGTAGAGGTGGAGCTGCTGGTACTTTGATTGCTGCAGGTATTGCTGTAAATGCTTTAAACATACAAATGTTGCCTGTCGTTGCTGGTTTGGCAATTGTTAGAAATGTTTTTAGTAGGCCTGGACTTGTAAAATTAATGACTAAAACAGACCAAGGCTCAATCATGCAAGTAATTGACGCTTTTGAGAAAGCCGCAAGACAAGAGGGAATAAGATTGGTGGGAGAAGGCTTTACCGAAAGTGGTAACATTCTTTCAGGAATTTTAGGAGATACAGTTTCTGAGGCTCAAAATTATGTAAACACTTCAGATGCAGCACAGCAAATTAAAGGTACTGTAGGAGAAGTTATAGAGGCTACTGATGACGCTAGAAATCAATTGCAACAACAATCACAAAACCTTATCACTCAAAGCCCTATAGAATATCCAGAAGTAAAAAATGTTAGAGGTTTAGATCCAGCAAGAATTGATTTTGCTGAAAAATTGTCTGGAGGAAGAAGAATAGTTTAATGAGAAAGTACGCACCAACAACCAACCTTAGTAAAGAACAACAAGCTTGGATTAAAAGACAAGAACTATATAACTCCCATCCTATTTATAAAGAACCTATTGTTAGAAAAATATGCGAAATGTTTGATGGCAAAGTTTTGTTAAACTCAATCAAACATAACGCAGTAGAGTTTTAATAACCTATTTCATTTCTGTCCATACCCAATGGTTTGTCTGATAAACAAATCCAATCTTCTAAAGGTATGTGTATGTAAGGCTCGTTATCTTCATCATAAGTAGGAGTTTCGTTTACATTCATTCTTACATCATAAACAAAATCTTTTTTCCATTCGTGCATATAGATGCCATCAGTCATTGCATACACAATAATAAAAGGAACTCCTGTTGCTAATGCAAACGAAGATCCTTTCCTAAGTTTATTAGTAGATAATATTAAAGTGTCATACTTGTCATACTCAAAAGTGCGACATTTAACTTCGCACCAATAACATTTATCTTTTGACTCAATCCAATAATCTAGTGAATAAGTTGTGGGTAACTTAAAACAAGATACCCCCCATAAGCCTTCTAAAAATCCCGCTACTCTTTCTTCTCTTTTTTGATCGTTATGTGTTTCTAAACTAGGTGTTTTCATAATCATTCCTCAAAATATGTAGGATCTACAGCAACAAATCTTTTGGTTGGTCTGCCTTTACCTCCTACTTTAATTTCAATTTCCTGGATTTCTCCAGCGTTTATTAATCGTTCTATTATTTCTTTAACCTCGTATGACTTCATGCTTCTAAATAATTCATGCCTGTCAACCTCTCTTTTAGATATTCCCTCCTGTCCTCTTGACCTTATAAAAGATAAAACTTGTTTTATTTTAGATTCTGTTGCACTACTTGCAACCTTGTCTCTACATGCCTCTATAAACAATAAATCATAATATCTAACATAATCTATCGCCCACTTAGTAATGTCTCCTGTAATTTTTTTTGCATCTGGTGATGAGGCTAATGTGCACAACAAAGAAAGCCTCATGGCCTTTTCTCTAGATCTAGACAGTAATGGCTCTAAATTATCTTTCTCTAATATGTCTTGTCTTTTAACAATCTCTCTTGCAAAATCTTGTAATAGTTCTTCCGACTCTTGATCAAAGTCTAGAACTATTTGTTTTAGATCCATTTCTGCATTATCACGCATAACATCATCTGTTTCATTTCTATATCTTCTAATATAGTTAACCCAATTAGTAATCGTTATAGGGGCTCTAGTAAACTTTTTTAAAGCTGCAACACGCCTTGGCTCTTTGGACTCTATCACCATAAATCTATTTAAAAACCCGTCTGCTATTCTTCCTCCATTTAAAGCCTTGTAAAAGTTTTTAGGCACAGACAATCCAACCATAGTTATAGCTGGTTTGTGAGTAACTCTACTCATCATTTGTTCTTTGTATTGTTCTTGGACATTCATTAATGAATAATTATCAGGCCTTAAAGTACCGTGACATCGGCCCCAGGCTTCCATTAAAGTTTGTATGCCGTCTTCTTTGTTTGTATTGCTTTGATTACTAATGGCTTCTAATCGCTTACCAAACTCATCCATAATAGTAATTTGAGTAGGTCGCATTTTTAAAACAGAATGAACAGCACCACTTGATGTATAACCATCACCGACAACCAAGTTTTGATGTTCAGTAGTATTTAAAACTTGTTCAACAAATGTTTTTATATTTTCTTTACCTTGGCCCGACTTAGCAATACACATAAAAAACAAAGACGAAAAGTTGTTCATGTTGGTTCTGTAAATTCTGCCACAAGTAACACTTGCTAAAGACAAGGCTGCAACCAAAGATAGTTCGGGTTGGGGAACTTGAGCAATACTTTCGCAATACTCAAACATATCTTTTAATAAACCTGGTGGTTTAAATAGATCTACAGGTCTTTCTATTGAATGTTGTGCTTGAACAAATAAAGGTGCTTGTTCGTTTTTTCTATCGTGTGTTTGTTTAACGCTTTGTACCACCATATTAATTTCAGATTGAGGGAGTGGTGGATTGTTCTCCCTATTCCAAGACTGCATAAAAAATCTTATAAATTCTATATTGACGTTTTTAGAAATTAAATACCCTGCAAACCTTGCTGCTTGATCATTTCTACTACCCTCTTTAACACCCTCCAAAGAAAATGGAGCTGTTGCATTGTTACTTATGTTTTTAGGAACACCCGTAACCTTGAGCCACTCCTCCTCAGTGAAATCTGGAAGATCTGTAAAATCATGCAGATCCCATTCAGTTAATATTTGAGGCCTGTAAACTTGGCCGTTTGCATGTCTATTGTATGGGGCTATTATTAAGCCACCCACTCCTCTTATGTCTATTAGTCTTTCTATAGGAGTTTCGTTTGTTCGCCTTGTAGCGAACGTGGTGTAGTTTTGTGGGTTGTTATAATAGTAGTGCATACCTTTACCCGTTATGACCTTAAAAGGCGTTACAGGTAAATTCTTTTCTACCCAGCCCATACTTTCAGGACTGTCTGCATCTACTACTAAAAACTTCCCACAAACTAATGCGACCTGTAGATTATCTCTATCTTTGAACCAACTCTCAACCAAAGACTCTTTAGGCCTTTCGTTTTTGTATTGTTCCCACCCTCCTAAAAAAGATGGTGGTTTTTTATTGGATCTCTGAAGAGGTACTACATTAAATCCCTCATTAAAGTAAGCTAATGCTATATCTAATGAGGAATCATTCTCGCTGATATTGAGTTGAAACATTTATTATGCTTCAACTATATCTTTCATCTCGCCGTAGATAGATTCAAAATCCAAACGACCATCTGTTGCCTTGATTATTTTCTTGGCTTGAGTAATAGATGGTTGTCTATATCCGTATCTCCACGCTTTGATTGACGCCTCCGAAATATCAAATAAATTAGCGGCTTTTTTCATCCCTAAAAATTCAATATATTGTTTTAATGTGTATCTTTTCACTTGTCTATCCTTATATTGTGGTTGTATGTTAATGCCCTCGAGTTTCTTGAGTTCCCTGGATGCAATAGTTTTGACTCTAAAATAGTAATTAGCCAGCCAAATTATTTCCTTGTTAATCAATCTACTCCCTCGAAAAAATAAATTTTACACATTGTAGGTTTTTTATGTATAATATGTCAATATTTAATTTCGAGAGGAGGACTCACAATATGAGCATATTAAATAGAATAGTAAGCCCTGATGATCTAGTAGATAAGCAGGGTGCAAAGGTACTTGTATACGGCGCTGCTGGATCAGGTAAAACAACCCTTTGTTCGACAGGACCTGGAAAAATTTTGGTTATAAGTGCCGAGGCTGGTTTACTTTCAATCAAAGACTGTAAGAACGTTGATGCCATCGAGGTTAAAGAGGCATCTGAAGTTATGCAGATTCATGAAGCGTTGAGTAAAGGAGAACTCCAATATGATACTGTTTGCTTGGACTCTATATCAGAGATAAGTGAAATATTATTAAGTTGGGAAAAATCTCGTAACAAAGATCCGAGGGCAGCATATGGAAATGTGCAAGAATCTGTTACTAATGTTATGAGAGCGTATCGTGATTTAAAAATGCACGTTGTCTTCGTTTGTAAAATGGAGAAACAAAATGTAGACAGTATCATGCAATACGAACCTAAAATGGTTGGCACTAAACTAGGCCAATCTATCACTTATTTCTTTGATGAGGTATTAGCATTACGTGTTATCGAAGATCAAGATGATGACGGCAAAATAATCAAAAGAAGATGGCTACAAACTGAAATCGGTCAAGGGCATACTGCCAAAGATCGAAGTGGAAAGCTTGAACCTTTTGAAGAACCAAACCTAACTTCTTTAATTACTAAGTTAGGTTTTAATGTAACACCACAAATGCAAAGTACAGGAGGTACTAATAATGAGTGATTTTGAAGGAGTGGATTTTATAACCGATATGCCTGAAAGTTCTGGGTCTTTAGATCCTGCACCAGAGGGAACGCATGACGCCAAAATTATTGATGTGGAGAAATACAAATCTCCTAATAGTGGTAATTGGACTTGTAAAATAGTTTTTCAAATTGATGGAGGTAAGTACAGAGATCATACTGAATGGTATAACCTTTGGCATCCAAACCCTGAAACCAAAAAACTATCTAACGCTTTATTTACGCAATTAAATATGGCCGTTGGTTTTAAGCAATACCCAGAAACTTTTGATAAAATGGTTGGTAAAGAACTTCAGTTGAAGATGTATCAAATTGAAGACTCTTGGACTGATAAAGAGGGTAATGCAAGAACTAGCATGAAAACCAAACTATCAAGAGATGGTTATGTTGCAAGTAGCATGGTTCCACCATCACCACAATCTATTGGAGATAAACCTCCTTTCTAAGATAATGGTTGGTAATTTAAAGGGGCGAAAGCCCCTTTTTTATTTACTAAAATTTCTAAATTCTATTTTTGTTTTTTTGCGTTTATCTCTAGGATATTCTGTAACCACTCTACCAGATGCAAAGCGTGTTTGGATTCTTCCTTTGCGTATGTCAACCATAGTTATTTGCCCGTCTAGTTGTTCTTTATCTAAACGGATTCTTTGCTCTTCTACTTTATCTGAATATTCAGTCATTTTTACTTTCTCCTGATCCTCCTGGCAATTGTTCAACATCGAACCAACCACAAGGATAATTAATCATTTGCCTTGACCCCTATATTTTTTACGAGTCTTGCGTTTATTAGTTCCAGCTCCTCTGCTAAGTCTTGAGTCGCCAATAGATGTTTTCTTTTTGACCTTTTGTATTTTTTCTTTGATCCAAGTTTTAGGCACTAGCATCCTCCTTTGCTATAGCAACACCTATTTGATAAATTATTTGAGGAACTATTGCGTTTCCGAGTGATTTAAGTCTGTCCACCCTATTGGGTATCCCATCAGCCACTCGACCCACGTTGGGTTCAACTGCCCATTGACTCCCATCATTTTTAAACGATTGGGCAATTGTCCTTGGTGTCTCGGTTTCTCCAACAAGTGTTTCATGCTGTTCTGACCTTTGTAATCTCTCGCTGCTGGAGTCGGTAGCATTTTCTTCTCTAACTCTACTGAAGCTACTTTCTGACCCAGAGAGTGACCCCTCGTTTTTCCCACGCTTGGTGGAACTGAGTTCATGCTGTCTTTCCAGTCCCTCGCATTCGGAGTTGGCCACATTTTCTTTTGTTCGTAATCTACTGCGTCCGCTAACTTCGCCCCGAACTTCTGGCCCGTTCCTTTCCTCGTTACTGAGTAACCCGTTTCCGTTTCCGTCACGTAATCCCCCATTCCTGGAAAGTAATCTGTCGCTTTCGGAGTCGGCCACTTCTTGTGAGGGTTTTTGCTTTGACTGTCCGTTACTGCTGCATTTAGATTCCATCCGTGCGTTCCCTTGATCATGCTCGGACTTGGTTTCTCTGCATACGCCATTCTTTCCGATGCTCTCGGAGTTGGCCATAACTTCTCCTCCCTCATGTCCGTTGTTGGATAGCCGTACTTCACTTGTTCCGCTAGAGATCCTGGTGGAACTGTATTCCTCCCCATGTCGTTTCTCATCTTTTCCCTTTTCTTCAAGGCTTCCTCCGACCTTTCCGATATGTTTGTCGCACTTGGGGTCAACCATAAGTTTTCCGATAATCCAGACTCTGTCTCTTCTATGGGGCGCTTCGATACCGCAAGCTGGAATAACATACGGTTGCGTGGAGTAATTTTCTGTTTCCAAGTCAAGACACACATCATCGAGTGCCATGTTGACGAAGCCAGCAACGTTTTCGATAATGACCCAAGTGGGTTTCTTGGATTTAATAATTTCAAACACGTACGGCCAGAGGTGTCTGTCGTCTTCTTTTCCTTTGCGATTGCCCGCTTGACTGAAGGGTTGACAGGGGATTCCTCCGCAGAGGAGGTCGAAGTCTTGAATAATTCTTTCTGGTTCATTTCCTAATTCCTTTAAATCATCATAAATTGGCACGTTAGGCCAATGTTTGTTTAATACTTTACAACAAAACTTATCTACTTCGCAAAATGCTACAGTTTCAAAAGACCCTGTTGCCTCTAATCCTAATGAGAATCCACCGATTCCCGAACATACATCTAAAACTTTAATCATTAATACGAATCGTTAAAAAAAACCCAAGCTATTAAACATAATCCTAAAATAGTAAGTAAAGATCCTGTTAACATTCCTAAAACAAACATTACAATTCCTCGTAATGCTTAATTAATTTATCTAAATACCAAGATGCTTTTTTTAAATCTTCTATATTAGAAGTTTTATATTTATGCCTATGTATGTATTTAATTACCGATCCTTCTAAATAAGCAAAGTAAGAAGATCCTAATTGTTGTTTGATGTATGAAATTGCCTCCATTCCACCTTTATTATAATGAGGAGGATGGTTTACATTATCTACCTCATTAACAATTACCTCATCCTCATCATTACCAAATGGGGGTACACTAGCTTTTATCGTCATTCAAATTTACCTCTACAACATCAGGCGAATTATAAACGGACGCCTGTTTTCCGTTCAGTACATCTTTGTACTGACTAACTAAATTGCTTAAATGATCCCAACCAGAAGCTAAATCATCTGCATTCATGGTAAAAATCTTACTTGCAAATGGTTCTTTCTTTTCTTGGGCAACAAAAATAAAACTATCAACTTTAAATCCAGCTTTCTCATAACCTCGTTTATACCAAGAAGCCTGTAGATCGTATTGATATTTTCTAATTGAAGATGTAAAAGATTCTATTGAACAACTTTGCGTTGTTTTATAATCTATAATGCTGATTGTGTTAGGAGAATATGGCGAAGTAATTGGATGTCTTATAACATCTGATTTTACTTTTAATAAAACTCCATCTTCTTCCCAAAAAACAGCAACCTCGTATGGCGAAACAAAACTATCTGGGTACTCATTCTCGCTTGGATTAAGAAGTTTCTTACCCTCGCTTAATAAAGCACGATCCATAGCGTATATTTTGTCTCGGTCTGAAGCAGAAATAACAGTTAGGCCTCTAGATTCATAATCTTGTTTTAAAGATTTGTTAGCATTTGTATATGGAGATCCAGTCAAACAAGCAACTGTTTCATTAAAAGCTTTCTCGCCCTCAACAACTAAAGCATGGGCTGCTGTCCCAAATCTAAGAGCGTGACTATCTTCAATTGTTTCATGTAACGCATGTAATTGGCTTTGTCCAAAACGTCTGATGGTTGAGGAAGAAACACCAGGCGACATATGATAAAAGTTATGCTCCATATTAGGAAAATAGATCGCATCTCCAACCTCCTTATAATTTTCCTGTTCTAAAGTTTCAGGCAGTTTTATGTTCGTCATCTTTCTCTCCTTTTTTTGAAATCTCATGGGCTATTTCAAGCATAAGCTTTTGCATATCGGCCATAAGGTAATTTAATTTATCATCATTAATGATGTCTTGGTTTTGTGTTTTTAAATCCATATCAATCCTCCATTTGCATTATAAACTTATTTTATATAAAATGTCTACTTAATGGAGACAATTAAAAAGAGAGGTAAATATGTCTAAGTCTGGACAACTATACATGGATACTCAAGATGCCTTTGATCATGCTGTTGAGGATGGTTACAAGAATCTACATGAGTTATCTATAAACTACGCAAAGTATTTTAAGGAGTTTACGGGTTATAACTGCTCAGATCCTTTAAATGAGTGTAGAAGAATACAACAAGAGAGAGAGATGATGGATAGCCCTTTGTAAGCTAAAGGGAAAATATTCTTCATAATACAACACTATCTTATTACTTACTCTCCGTATGTCCAAGAGATAGGCATTTGGCTTCAAGGGGGTCAAGTTGGAAACCCCTTGCTTTATCATAGGAGAAAAAAATGATGTTACAACTAGGATCTCAATTAAAAGAAATGAATGATTTTGGCCACATGGAAATAGCAGATAAATTAATTGTTACTTTTAGCAAGAATTACAGGGTAGATCTATCTGAATTACCTTTAAAAGAAATACACGAAATATTAAATGACAACGACTGGATAAGACTAGCCTTTGCTATTAAGTATGGGAGTGAGTTACATTGATTGAAGAAACAAGAAAATGTAAAGTTTGTCAAAAAGTAAAACCTTTAACATCCAAATATTTTAATAACAGATTAGAACTTAAAACAGTTCCACCTTTTCGCTGGGACTGTAAGATCTGTTATAACGCTTATAAAAGAACTCATCCAGGTTATTTTGAAAGAAAAATGCTTCAACATGCAAGAAATAGGGCTAGGATTAATAGTCGGGAGTTTAATATAACTATTGATAATATTTCTATACCAAGTCATTGTCCTGTATTGGGCATCAAATTGGTTCATGGATGGGATGATGATGAAAGCTGCCCAACATTAGAAAGAATTGATAATAATGTAGGCTACACCCCAAATAATGTGATGGTTGTATCTGCTTTAGCAAACAGAGTTAAAAGCTCTGCTACTTGGCAACAAATCATACAAGTAGGAAAATTTTATAAAGATTTAGATCTAAACAAAAGACAGGCCAAGACTAAAAAAGTCATCAAATCAATCAAAAAAATTATCATTCGTCAAAGAATGAAAGAACTTAAAAAACGCAAGTAATGTATTTAGTAAGAGCATTGTTTTTGGTAGAGGATGATTTTGCTAATTCAGAGTTTCTTGGATTAACAGAGCATTTAAAAGAAAAGGTTGATAAAAAACAAGTTACTTTTGAGTTAATGAATCCTGGCAAGTCAAGTAGGATTGAATTACAAGATCTTGCCGAAGAAAACAAACGCCTAGCACAACAAGTTGAAGGTTGGCAAGAGCTTTGCGAATTTCTTAAAAAGTAATTGATTTACTAAAGACAAGCTTCTCATTATTTAATATGATGAGGTATGAGTTTAAAAATAGTAGATATTAATAAGAAAAAAGGTAAGCCTAGTATTAGTGAGATAATTGATTCCTGCGATAGTATGCTTAATAATTTTGAACTTAGGGGAGAAAGTAGGCTTAACACAAGTCTAACTCTCATGTCTTATGCTTTCTCCGTTATATTAGACTCTACAGACAACGAAGATTTAAGTTTGGGATATGTGCATGAGATCTTATCTAATTACGTAGATCAATCTGGACTCGTTACTTTTGTTCCTGAGTTTGATGTTAAATTAGATCCAGAAACTCCAAAGAATTAATATTGTCTTATTTTTGTCATAAATACATGACGTCCGAAACCCCTGCGGTTACAAGCTTTGTCAATTATTTTATTTTTTTCATTTTTGTCATGGAGATTAAGGGAAACTTACTAATAATATGAAATAATTCTTGACGGGACGGGAACAAAGTTTTAGAATCTAGGAAAATACTATAAGATTTAGTAGGGATGTCTAGTATTATAATTCCTCATCAGGATCTGGTCCTGCAAGCTGGTCTGCTGTTTTACATAAATACTTATAGCTAATACAATCTAGGTATGAAAAACCAAACCCAAGAACAAGATCTAGAATACAAGCCTATCATTGAGGCTACAGACGAACCCCCTATAGAATATTGCAACTTAGATAAACGCCTTAATCGTAGGCAACACTTGTTTATCTGGCACTCCGTTAATAATCCTAGAATGTCTTTCGTAGACGCTGCAACTAAATCTGGCTATAAAGATCCTCGCCAAGCAGCAAACAAACTTATGATGAACCCTCTGGTCCGAAGTGAATACAACTATTTGATGAATGAGGTGAAGAAGAAGTATGAGTTAAATTATGATAGGGCAGTTCAAGATTTATATGATATTAGAGATAAAGCCTTAGAGCATGGATCTTTTAACGCTGCAATAACTGCTCAAAACTCTTTGTTGAAAATAGGTGGATTAATTGTTGATCGTAAAGAAGTTAAGTATGGCCTTGTAGATCAAATGAGCCGAGAAGAAGTGGAGAAAAGACTACAACAACTTCTCGGTCAAACTATTGAAGGACAATTAGCAGAGGATGACTCAACTCTTGTTCCCGTCCTCGGCACAAAGGATGAGGATAAAAAGAATAACGCAGATAGTAAATAACACTTGCTCTCTCCAAAAAGGTGATTGAGTGGCTTATAAAGGGGGAGAAAGATAACTTCCAAATAACATAAGGAGTGAAAGCTATCCTTTAAACCACTCAATCTTGATTGATTATAATTGTTTACTTGATGTGGTTCAAGTTAAAGACTCTTCAGGATCATATCTTGATCCATTAACAACATTAAACTTAGCCAAGAAACTCTCAACTTCATCTAATATATCGTTAAATATATCTTGTCCCTCGTCAGTATAAGAATATCCAATATCGTCATTACCCAGAAGATAATCTTCGTATGATCTATTCAACCTATCTTGCATAATTTGATCTGCAAACAGACAAGTATGCTCAATATAAATTGGTGCTGGTACGCATATCAATTTGCTGTATTCATTCAATTGTTGCTCGGCTTCTTGCCTTGTATCAAAAGTTTCTCCAAGAGGGGATATTTCCCACTCACCAACGCCATTTTCACATTTAACTATCTCCATCTTCGTTCTCCTTATATTCGTTAAATGCAATTCGTTGTTTAACTGCTGAAAAGTTAAAATTACCCTTTCCAGAAACATTAGTAATATCTTCAAGTTTTTTGAGCATATCTACAAACTCCCATAATTCTTTAACATTCAAATTACTAACCTCATGGGCTAGTCTTGATGCTTCTGTTTTATGTATTAGTATTGTCATCTTCGGTCTCCTCTAATTTATTTAATTCTGTCCAAGCTATAAGATTAAATTCAGAAAATACTGAATCTTTAAAACTAAATTTTTGTAATCTTTCTAAACAATCTTCTGCTTTATTTTTATTGTTAAATATTTTAGTTCTAGTATTTTCATGCAATTCTGGTGTGTAGTATGCTCTTGCCATACCAAATTTAACTTCATATTTCATCTTCGGTCTCCTTTTTTAATAATTCATAAAGTTCTTTATTACTCCAACCCTCATACCAATACTTCATAAACTCAATTAAGCAAAGTCTGAGTTCTGGTCCGTCCATTGCATAAACTTTCTTGTAGATATAAGTATTTAGATCTTTTTGAATGTTGGGGGCTTTAGTTGGTTTATTACTTGGAACAATCATGCAGTCCTCCATACTCTATAAATGTTTAAATGGTTTCCTGTTTTTCTTGTTGTAAATCTTTTATCTCTGCAACTAAAGTTATTTTTAGTATTAAAACCAATACTGTTTCTTGCATTTGTAATTTCCCTAAAAGAACAGACTTCAAAACTATCTCCAACTTCCATACTATTAATGGCGTCATCATATTTTGTAACTTCTGTATTTCTAGGACGGCCTTGCGTATTTTTTGTTATAGGCACATTTTTTTCTATCTTAATCATAATGAATTATCTCCTCCTGTCGTCATCATCTGAAAATGTTATAAGAGTCCCAAAGACTATTAACGCTGTTATTATGGTTAACCAACTCATGCTTGTTCTCCCATAAGGTCTGAAAGGTTTATATGTATAACGGAAGTTTCTTCACTTGCATGATCGTCATACTCATCTTCATACTCGGAGATCCAAGTCATTTCGTATTCTTCCTCCAGAACGGATAAAACTTTATCTGCATTGTTAGAGTTATAACGGAAAGCATCAACAACAAGTCCTCTAGAGTCGGTTGCATAATGAATGTAATTTCCCTCGTAAAGAAAATAATGCTTATCTTCTTCGTCATCATCAATAACCTGAAAGCCTATTTCTTCTAAATCTAGGTTTTCTTTGATGTGTCTGAGTTTAATTGGTTTGGTTGGTCTGTAATATGTTGACATAATTTATCTCCTTAAATTACGGGAATGGTTAAAAGTTCGGGAAAAGAAGTGGCTAATGCCCCAGCATCATTACCCTCGTCATCTGACATAGGCATAATCCAAGAGCCGTCATCAAAAATAATAACTAATCCTTTGTTATACCAATGCCAATGTTCTTTTTCTTTGTTGTCGATATAACGGACTTCAACAACTTTCTTACCCACTAAATGCTTAGCTGAAATGTCTGTCCAATACTTTTCAATTTCTTCTGGTGTTTTGAATTTACCCATTAGTTATCCCCCTCTATTGATGATTTAAGTTTTAGAATTAACTCTGCCGTATCAACCCTTGATAGATCTCCAAGAGTTGATGCTAATAATATTATGGCTATTTGTTTTCTTTGATACTCATGTAGCCTTAAACAAGTATCAATAATGTCGTGTAAGATTTTATCCATTTGCCCTCCCTTTAAGTTCGTGGATTAAATTAAAAATATCATTCCAATCGTTACCTTGTGCTATCCAAGAATGCAAAATATCACCCTCATGATGTCTAACTACAATTCTTCCAAAGTTTTTAGATATAGTTACTTCAGCACTACCCAACTCCGTAGGATTGTTCTGATATTTAATTTGATCTATTAACTCATCATCTGTATAAACATCTGCACAAGACAAGCAAAGGGAAAACTCCCCTTGCTCTTGTATTGCTCTCTCGTCCTCACGCTTTCCACATAATTGACAATTCATTAAGCCACCTCTAAAAATTTATGAATTAAGTTTTCTGATTTATACCACCATTCATTATCTTCATTATCCCAATAACATTCATAAACTTCTGTTATTTCAATAATCGTATAATTAAAGTCGTCCCACATTCCCTCATAGCCCATAGTGTCGCCAATCATTGTTGCTTTAATTAAATCTAAATGGCTATACCCATTCTTGATATAACTATTTACTTCAGATTGTTTTAAATGGTCATAATGAAATGATGTTGCTTGATCTATCGGCATATCAAAATAACACTTTGGATCATTGTCGTCTGAGTGTTTTGATATTTCCCCATTAGGCATAGAAAATAAAACAGATCTTTCACATTCGTCATAACACATAACATTAATAAAATATGATTTGTTGTTATTTAATTCCATTAAGCCACCTCCGAATTAATCAAATCATCTAACCTTTTAAAGTTAGAATGATAATAAAAATGGTTTCCATATTTACCTTGAAATGCATCACTTGGTTTCTCAACGCTTTGAGAGAAAGATACATTCCAAGCCTTGCCGTCCCAAAAATAAACATACTCTATAAATAAGGGATCAAGGTCTCTAAACG